CTGCAAGACTTTCACATCTTTTTGTTGTTTGTTTATGCCACCTCGAGTCTTTCATCTCAGTAGCGGCGTCTTTCCAACGTTTTTCACGCATGGCTTTCCACATGTTCTTAAACTTGCGAACACCGTTTGTGCCTAATTGAAACACCATTTCTAATATTACTTCAGCCACAGGTTGTGGTAAGTCATGTCCGACACATTCGTCTATTAATAAATCAGCCCCCGCAGCAGCTCTATTCAAGTCTATATCAAATAGTTCTTCGACTTCCTCCATGGAGATTTCAACACCTTCTTGGTATCTTTCTCGTTCGTGAGGCTGAATAAGGTGGCCTATGCCGATCGTGGCTTTGCCTAAACTATCGAGGTACATTTGTGTGCGCACACCTTCGTGGACACGTACCCTAGCTTTTAATTCATCTGTTAATTCTATCATGATCCTATTCCCCAATGTTCTTGATGCTCATCGGGTTCTCCTTTCTTAAATAATTTAGTAAACCAATCTTTCAATTTAGATATCATATGTTTTATTTATAGACAAAATTCCTGCCGGTTTCAACATATTTGCTTGCAATAAATTAGGATTCATCCCTAACATATTTGGATTCATTACTCCTGGTAAACTCATGATCCCTGGATCGGGGTCCGAGGGATATACTTCTTTAGGATTGATCGTTGGTGTATTAAAAATAAATTCTTGAAACTCTAAACCTGGTCCTGGAAAATCTTGTGCTCCAGTGTCAAAATTAGGTTCACTTGATATGGGTCTATCACCAGGAACGGGTATAGGAAAAGTATTCATTCTTTGTTGAGGAATAACTCTAGGTTCACTTGGAATAACTTTCTCTTCTTGTGGTAAACTAAATTGTTTGGGCGGTGGTCCGTCTGCCAATCTTTGTTCTGCAGAACCTCCTTGATTCATCATTGGTATAGTTCGAACAGATGCAATGCCTCCAGTATTATCAAACTTCTTCATTACGGTAATGTTCCTATTCCTTTGTCCATCATTTGTTGATTGATTGCATCGTCAAGAGTACCAAAGGCAAGTTCGTTTCTTGCACTTGGGCTTACAGGTTGATTTACGTTAAACTGATTCATGTTAGATGAACCTAAATTCTCATTGAAGCTAGGTTGTAATCTATTTTCTAATTGTCTTCCTATCTGCAAATCTTCTTCTGACATTTGTTGAAAAGGACCAAACATCTTTTCCATCATGTCCATCTGTTGTTCTCTCGCAGCAGGTGCTTCCACAGCACTTTGTGGTTCTTTCATTAAACTTAATATAGATTGTTCTACTTGATTGACAAAGTCTTGTTGATCTAAATCAGCTTGTGTAGGTAATGTATTATTTGCCCATTCTAATAATACTTTTTTATCCTCTTCGGAAATTAATTGTTTACCAACACCTGCACGTAAAGCTGCGTCAGGGCCAGTATCCTGTAATACTCTGGAGAATGATTTTAAAACCTTTGGATCAGTTAAAATGCTTGAGCCATAACGTAATAGTAAAGGCACCATTAAAGGACCAATACCACCAGTCAATGCACTAGCTCCAGCACCCGCTGCACCTAACGTACCAAATAGTAATACTCCTTTAAAACCACTCAAGGTTACACGTCTTTGTACGAATGCAGATGGGTCTGTCACAACAAAGCTACCTGCTCGTTCTGCAATATCTAAGAATCTTGTAATGTCCTCAACCTTTGTTCCTGTGCCTTTCAAAGCTTCACTAAAAGAAGCTCTACCTTCGGCTGTATTTAAACCTAAATTATCTGCAAAGGTTCGTGGATTAAACTCGACAGTTCTAAATGCAAACATATCTTTGCCACCTTGAACTTTTTTATAACCAAACTTATAAACTTCTGTAGCATCTATATTTTTTAAACCTTTATAATCTCCAAGTGTAGACGCAACAGGTAGTCCCTGAAATGCATCCTCTAAAGCATTGTCATACATTTTTCTTAGTAATTGTCGACGACCATACTCAGGACCCATTGCTACAATTCCGTTTTCAGTTGTTTTTATAGTTTTACCAAAGTTAGGGTTAATCTCTCCGTTAGGTAGTCTTGGATTTTCATCTAACATTTCTACCGGCACATTATCAACTTTCACACCCTCTTTGCCTCCAGACATTTTATATGCTTTTAAATTGGCTCTTGGTGTCTTAGCTAAATTCATCATGGCTGCCATTAACTCTTCATCATCTTTAGCCATTGTTAATAAATTATCTAAGAATGCTTTTTTACCGATGATACCTTGTGAGGTTTGAGCACCAGGACTAAATATCATTTCATTTACTAATCGATATTGATCAGCAATAGGACCATCATATTTAGGCATTATCTCAGCTAAATACTCATTTGCTGCAGTGAGCTTTGTTTGTGCAGTCTCAAATATTACTTTATCAACTTCGTTGTCGAGATTGATTAATTTATTTGTGTCGTGATTTAAGGCTAAAGCTAATTGTGTAATTCTTGAACCTTCTCTTGTCGGAATATTACCCTTACCTTCAACTTTAAAGTTTGTTTGAAACTCAGAAAATAATTGTTGTAAAGTTCTTGCTTGTTCTATGGTTACACCATCAGCATCAAGATTCTTTAAAGTTCTGTAAAATTCTTCAAAAGCTCTTCTTGACCCATCGCCAGGAAAACGAAATTGATAACCACTGGTTCCAGGTCGACCTGCAATTAGGTTAGCTTCAAATTCATCCGCTAAATATTTGACTGTGTCTAATTTTATTACTTTTTTACCTGCTAATTTTTCTGAATAATCATTAAACTGTTCATACAGTTTACGAGATATGGTCATTGAGTCTTCGTATTCTTTTCTTCCTAATGCTGCTATATCACCACCTAATGAGGCCATAGTTTGAAAAGGTGCAAAGTTATCAGATGCAACTTTAAAATATTGTCGGATAGCTTCGTTCGTACCTTCGCCTGCTCTTCTGAAAGGTGTACCAACGTAAGGGAAAACACCAATGACTCTTGAGTAACCTTTCCAAAAAGCACTATTTGTTGCTTGAATTATACCTAGAGGCATACCGTAAGTCTCAGCTACATCTAACATTTTTTGATACTCAGGATTCTTATTGTCTAATCCAAAAAGAACACGACCTACTGTAGGTTTAAATGCTTTAACGATTGGACCCATGGACATGCCACCACCTGTAAAAGCTAAGGCCATATATGCATCTCTTAAAAACTCAGCGTTCATTGTTGCTTGGTCCTTGGTTGGTAGATCATTGAGATGACGCAACATTTGATTGGTCAGTTCATATAGTTGACCACCTGCCATGTCACCTAAAGTTTCAGCACCTAATATTTTTGCAGTTAATGCACCAGCACCTCCTGTAGGAGCGGTCGCAAGACCAGCTAAACCTAAAGCTCCAAGAGATCCTGCCATTTGAAAAGATTCTTTAGATACCAATTGATCAGGCACAAATCGATCAAGTAGAGGAACTTGTTGTTGTAAGTGTTTAAAGTAATAATTTGCAGGATCTTCAATCAACTTCATTCGTTGATTTACATCTGCAATTCTAGCTGATAGCTCAGAGTAATATTGTTTTGTACCTGGCTCATAAGGAATCTGTCCGACGATATTTGCTGCTTGTACTTTACCTAAAGCGTTGAGTTGTCTTTCTGCTTCTTGAGGAGAAACATCTAAAGGTATTCCATAATACTCTCTAATTTTATTTAGCTCTGCTGGTGTAGGATTTTTTGGATCTTGAAAATAAAATGTATGAGCGTTTGGTGTGCCCGGTAAGATGGTTACTAATTGTGGATTAGTTGTACTTACTGTTAACTTACCTTTATCCTCTGCGCCTAAACTTTCTGGAAAGCTTACCTGTTTAAAAAAACCTTTTTCTGCCATTAGATGTTATCTCCCATTGTAAATATTTCACCATTATAAGTTACTTCTTGTTGAGTTGGATCTTCTGCAGGTGGGTTTTCAATATTAGGTTCAATCTTTGGTGACTCTGACATTGGTGGTGTTTGACCTAAAAACTGTTTGTATGTTTCTACCATAGGGCCGTAGTATTCTTGATCAAATACATTTCTATCACCAATTTGACCTTGACCATATAAATCAACTTGTGCTTTTCTGATAAATCTTAAAATTTCTTTTAGTTGTCCTCTGACATATTCCGGAGAAGTAAATCCTTGTAAGTTAACAAGATCAGATGCTCTTTTGATATCGTCAACGTTCAAACGACCTGTTGGTTTCAAGGCACGAGCAAGAGCGTAAATGATTAAGTTTTCCTGCACCTTTAACCTAGCAAAATCTTCACTGTAACCTAAAGATCTATATGTGCCGTAACCACGATCACCAAAGAAATCATCAATAGAAACTCTTCTTGTGATAGGTTCAAAGTCAGATACACCAGGAACTTTCTTTAAAATATTATCAACCACGCCTTTTTTAGGTGCTTGGAAAGTAAAGTCTACAAACTTTTCTTCTTCATCAGGTTGCAACTGATAGAGAGCCTTATCTTTTTCATATAATGTATTACCTTCTTTAACAAACATATCACCAGCGCCTGGATTGATAGCGTTAAACAAAGATCTTAGTGTGTATTGTGTTTCTTGTTTAATTTTATCTACAGCACCTTCAATACCAAAACGTGATGGCTCACCTGATTCTAACGCTTTTTGATCCATTTCAAACATACCTACAACAAGATCACCCGCACGACCGAGTGTATCAAAGTCACCAACGAGTTGTTGTACCTGACCAAAGTTTGCTCCACCC